CGCTATAAAACGCATCACGTGCACGCTTTAATTCATCATGCACGTTAACTTCTTTAATTACTGGTTCATTCATGTTCCAAATGCCCAACTAATTATATACTGACATACCATAATAAAAATTGCTATTTTTATTGGTAAGAATAAAAACCACATCACAACCTCACTGCCATATATTCATAATCAAAATCACCATGCTTTTTTTGAACCAATGTAACAACATTAGATAAATATTTATTATAAGCATATGACTTGATCGCACGCACACGGCGCTCATCGCTCGTGGGCGAATACTTTTGTAAATGTGGACCCATAATGTAACCACGGTAATAAGTAATCTTATCACCTGGTCTGGATTTATTTATCCACTCATCAAACTTCGTTCTACTTATCATAACTCCTGCTTATGTAAGGGCTAAGTTTAGAAAGGAAAAAAAGAACAATATCCTAGCCCTTACATAAAAAGTGGTTGGGCATATTAAAAGTGCCGTTATCTGGATAATAATATCCCAACCTGATTTGACTAAAAAGTATTCAGTAACATAGTCACCATAGCCCTTAGTAGACAAATAACTTTGTGAGTAGGGGGATTCTTTGACTACCCCCAACCTTTTCGCGACAAGTCAACCT